AGGATTTGTTGAGTATCACAACGAGAATGAAACACCGTTGTTCAAGCCAGACATTTCTGAAAATAATGATAACGATGTACAACTTGTCACACCATTGCATTCGACAGTTGAGCCAGATGGTTCGACTTCATATTCGAGACAGACTGCGAGCGGTGTTACTGTACCACGTAAAGATCAATCATCTTCAGCAGTAACATCTACGGTCACACCTCCTGCCAATATTAATTCGGCAACTGATAACGTAGCAATTACCACAACGGCAGGTAGTGTGACATATCAAAATGCTGCGGCTACACGTAGACTGACATTAATATCAGCATTAGAACAAATACTAGTAGCTGCTGCTAATGTCACAGGATTAGATGTTGTAATTTTCTCGGGTGGACAAAACTCAACAACAGGAACCGTTGGTTCACACCGACACGATGATGGTTATGCCGCTGACATTTGGTTATATAAAGATGGCAATCGGATATCAATGGTTAATAATGTTGCTGATGCATCAGCCTTTGCAACAGCGGCTAAGGCTGCTGGTGCGATATCAATTGGTGCTGGTTCAGGTTATATGGGAGGTGTAGGAATGCACGTTGACATCTCTCCAGGTAATACCGTTGTACTAGCATCAGCTAAATATTGGGGTTCAGGTGGTAGATCCGCTAATGCTCCATCATGGTTAAGAGGGATTATGGCATAGATGCTTTTAAAGGTCACACAAAATGCTAAAGAATACCTTAAGAATGTAGGTAAACCAAACGTGTCTCTCGCCGTTAAGGGCGGGGGATGTTCTGGATTTCAATATGAATGGGGAGTAACTGATAAAGAAGCAACCGTAGAAAATCTGTGGCTAGATCCTATGGCTGAGATGTTTGTGTTTGGTTGCACTGTTGATTATGTAGAAGAACTAGGAGGTTCATACCTCAAAGTATTAAACCCTAATGCAGTTGCTCAATGTGGCTGTGGGGAAAGTTTCGGAGTATAATATGCCTAAAGTGTGTAGAACAACAGATTCAGTGTCAGTCCATGAATGCGGTACTGTTCCTACTGCTAATTCGGCATCAGGCGACGTTTTCGTTGAAGGACTTGCTGCACATAGAGCTACTGATACTAATACTGCACATCCTTCAGTCCCAGAACCTTATTGTACTGCACATGTAACTACTTTATCTTCAGGTTCTCCTGATGTTTTTGTTAACGGTAAAGCACTGGCCAGGGTCGGAGATCCTTATGGCTGTGGTATCACATTAACTTCAGGGGCTAGCACAGTCTCCGCTAATTAAGGTTATAAATAACAGTATGACAACATATTCTACGACAACATCTAATTCAAATATTAGAGCTCGGACTAAACCGTATTCGGATTTCGATTTTGCGTTTATCAAGCATCCGACTACAAAGGATGTTCCTATTAAACGTGACGTTGAAGCCATTAAGCAGTCTGTCCGTAATATATTGCTAACAAGACGAGGCGAGAAATTCTTCGATCCAAACTTCGGTGGCTCATTGTCAGAATATCTATTTGAAAACTTTGACCCCGTGGTCGAAGCAGAAATAGAAGGAAGAGTTATTAACACACTACGTAACTACGAGCGTAGAGTAAAAGTTTTAAGTGTAGACGTTGAGGACTTGTCCCACCGTAATGCATTAAATATCAAAATAGAAATACAAATCCTGTCGCCGGAAAACTTGACGGCCAATGTGGAATTTATTGTTGAGAGGCTAAGATAAATGTCAGATACTAACCGCCTTAAAGTTTCGGAAATGGATTTCGATACCATCAAGACGAATTTAAAATCATTCATGAAAGAACAAACAACGTTCGAAGATTATAACTTCGAAGGTTCTGCGTTGAGTTCTATGCTAGATGTTATGGCATATGTAACACACTATAATGCAATCAATGCTAACTTTGCAATTAATGAAACGTTCCTAGACTCTTCTCGGTTACGTCCTTCAGTTGTATCACATGCTAAGATGCTTGGTTATACACCTCGCTCATCTTATCCGGCTGCAGCTACTATCGACGTATTAGTTAATAATCCAACTGGCGTGTTATCAGATGACGACACATATCTACCATTAACTATGACAAAGGGTACAGTATTCACCTCTACAATTGACGGTGTATCATATAAGTTTGTTAATGATAAAACCTTGACAACTACACGTACTTCGGCAGGTGTGTATAAGTTTAGCAATGTAAAACTTCTTCAAGGATCTTATAAAACTGTTGAGTACATATATGATAGAGACTCTGCAGAAGCTTATATTATCCCATTCGCGAACGCTGTTACATCTGAGTTAACTGTTAAAGTTAAAGCCTCCGATGCAGTCTCTGCGACTGATACTTATACTCCAGTGGAAACTATCACAAAGGTGCTATCAACATCGTTAGTATACTTTTTAGAAGAGAGCCGTACCGGTAATTATGAAGTTAAGTTTGGTGATGGTGTACTTGGTAAAAAATTAGACAACGGTAACATCATTCAATTAGAGACTCTGGTTACAGATAATGAAGCTGCTAACGGTTCAGCTGTATTTAAAATGGGTGGAACAATTAATGGTAACACCGATGTTACTCTTACTGTTGTAGCAAAAGCTGCTGGTGGATCTGTTAAAGAAGACATTGAGTCAATCAAGTTTAACGCTCCGCTTTCTTTTGTTTCTCAAAACCGAGCAGTTACACCAGACGATTATAAAACAATTATTCAAAAGAACTATGCTAACATCGATGCTATTACAGTATGGGGTGGTGAAGATAATGATCCACCAGATTATGGCAAAGTATACATCTCTATTAAGCCTAAGGATGCAGAGACACTAACTACTGCTGATAAGACTCTGATTATTTCTCAGTACTTGAAGCCTAAGAACGTTGTGTCTATTACACCGACTATTGTAGATCCTACATACACATACATTAAGCTTGATATTTTCTTTAAATACAATCCTAACATTACTGCGCTATCTGCAGACTCTCTTTCAGAACTAGCACGAGAGGTTCTTCGCACATATAACACAGATCAGTTAAAACGATTTGATGGTATATTCCGTTATTCTAATGTTAATACTAAAGTTGATGCTACTAACACAGCTATATTAAACTCTGTAATTCGTGTTAAGATGTGTAAGCGTATTGTACCTACTACACTTGAAGCTAAATATGACATTCAATATTCTGCACCGATATACAATACTAAATCAACTGATCAGATTATATCATCTACTGAGTTCGTGCATAAAGGCAACACTGGTTGTACTCTACGCGACCGTGTCGACGATGATGGCGTACGTCGTGTACAGATCGTAAAGGGTACTGGAACAACAGAAGTTCTTATTGAGAATAATGCTGGAACAATTACACCTACATCAGGTAAGATTTCTTTCACTGCTCAGTTTGATTCATTTACAGGAACATACGTTGAAATTACGGCTGTTCCAGATTCAAATGATATAGCTCCTAAGCGTAATGAGCTATTAACCATTTTGGTTGACGACTGTAATATTACAGGAGAAGTTGATACTATGATAACAGGTGGTACTTCTGCTGGCGTCGAGTATACCACAACGGCGAGTTATTCATAATGAATAACGAACATATCGTTAACAACGATTCACAACAGGTAGATATATCTTCATTGATTCCGGATTTACTTCCGGAGCATATCAATCAGACGTATCCCGATTTTACTGAATTTTTAGAACTGTTTAATAAGTATCTAGTATCAGAAAACAGGGCAGCTCATTATGTTAACCGCGTGGATCATCAGCGAGATATTGATCTTGCTGAACAAAAGTTTCTAACTAACCTTCAGCAAGAAATTGGTATTTCTGTACCACGTGCATTTGCTGCAGATCCGCGTTTATTCTATACAAGACTAGTAGACTTCTATCGTGCACGTGGTACGCCCGAGTCTATTACATCATTCTTTAACGTATTATACAATGATGAAGTTGAGATATACTTTCCTAAAGACGATATATTTATTCCATCTGATAACCCTTGGACTGATTTTACAGAAGACCTTAAAGCCAATGTGGGTAACTATACACCTAGCTTGACATATACAGTATCAGGTGTCACTAGTGTTATACAAGGCACTGATGATGCAGGACAGCAGTTGCGGTATGATACACCTATTATATTTGTTAATGGAGTATTAAGTAACGCATGGAAGTCAAGCACATACTATAGAAATATGACTGCCGTTGAAGATACAGATACAGAAGATGTAGTAACACAAACTGTTGGTTATAGGTTAACATTTTCTCCTGCATTAGCAAACGGCGATGTTGTTAGGATATACCGGTCAGGATCAGCTGCTACATCAAGGTCATTTGCTTCAGACGATAAGTTTATTCAGGACTCATTTAAATACCAAAAGTTCTCATATGTTCTTAAAACCGGTGCGAACATTAATCAGTGGAAAAACGCTTTCAATCGTTTAGTTCACCCTGCTGGATTCATATTCTTTGGTGAGATTCTTCTCTTCATTGAGATACTTGAAAAGAACCGGGCTGGTACTGTTACACCATTTACACAACCTGGCTTACAACTTGGTGCTGGTCTTCCGGTTCCAATTATTATACCTCCTGTAGAGATCAATGCACAGGCTATTGCAGCTCGTACGGGTCATGGTGTATTATCCTCGCATTTAGGATTCACTGGCAATCTTGCTACTGTATACTTCACCGAGGGGATTATCAATGATAGAACTAGACAGTCTAATAAGATTGGCCCTAAGCAATATCTTGAAGATTTAAAATTCTTACTACCAAATCCGAACTATAACTTCAGAGATTTCACTATTACTGAGGGTATAAATAAAACAATAGATATAAACGCGACAGCAGAAATCACTATCTCGTCCACCTAATAGGAGTCAAAATCAATGGCCGCCATTGTAACACAGAATTTTC